TCCATCCTCTTAATGCATCATCATTCTTAGCCCACCACTCTGACACTTCCATTCCGCCTTTTATAACTTCATCATTGTATTGTTTACCTAGTCCTGCTAAAACATCATCTGCTTCTACACTTCTACCTCCAATACCAACACCTTTGCTTCCTGCTACAAATAAATCTGTTTTATACATTATATAAAAATTAAGTATTCCTGAAAAAAATCTACCAGCACCTTTTGCATCTGGATTAAATTTAAGTTCCGAATACATTTCATTAGCAGTAGTTTCAATATCTTCTAATAATTCTTTTTGTTGATCTTCTGTAATATCTCCTTGTGCTAATAATTGTCTAATAGCTAATACAGATATTTCGTATGCTTCATCTATATCTTCTGTTAATGCATTTTTAGGAGAGTATTTATTTTCCATACTTCCTAACAATGCCATTCTGTAGTAGTCTCCTATATTTGCTGTAATGCCTTGTGCATACAACCCATCTCTACTTATTACTGCATCTTGTAAAATTTCACTTCTGTTAAAAAATTGTGGTACTGTTACATCTCTGCCAAATACTTCTATTGCACCTTGTTCTTGTGTAAGAGGTGCTGCTAATAATTCATTTACTGTTCTGTAAAATATTTCTGATTTTTCATTAAATGTTAATTCTCTTTTTACACCATCAGTAACTACTTGTAAATTTTTGTTATATATATCTGGTGCGGCTTGTAATACAGCACCTAAATTAGTTTTATTATCTTCTTCTATTTGTTTGTAATCAACACCTATTTCTCCTAAATACTCTAATGCAGACTCACTAGGTGCATATCTTATAAAATCATTTTTAATACCTGGATTATTTTCGTAACCACCACCAACAATAGCTTGTCCTGTTGCACCAACTAAAGCACCTAATAAAGCACCTGCACCTGCACCAGCGACAGTACCTAATGGTCCTCCAGCAGTACCTGCTGTTGCACCTAATTTAGCACCAGCAATAGCACCTGCTGTACCAGATAAACCATAACCTTTTACATATGCTTCTAAACCTGCTTGTGCTTTTACTGTCCATGGTAATTTTTTTTGTTCTCCTTGTTCTCCTGGGTAACTTCTAAAACTTCTTGCACCAGATGTATCACCTCTTTTTTTTAATATACGATCTGCTGCTGCTTCATACTCAATACCCATAGCTGGACCAAATATACCTTGCACAGGGTAAGTAATTGACTCTAATGCTAGTAACGCACCATTCCACAACAAACTAGAAATATTAGTTCCTGGATATCTAGCATCTAAACCTTTTCTTACTAATGAGGCTACCTTTAATGGATTTCTAAAATCTGATGCTAATGCAGATTTTACAAAAGAAGTATGTTCTTTTGCTTCTGTTGGCACATAACCACTATATTTTCTGTAATCGTTGCTATTAGTTGTTTTATATATATTGTAATAATCAGTATTAGTAGCACCTTCACTAGCTAATGCTGCTAATAAATTTTCATCTTCTCTAGGATTAAATTTTTCTAGTTCATAATATCTTTGACTTAATGCATTAGTGTCTACAGTTACTTCTTCATTGTTTTGAAATTGACTAAGTGCTTCTCTTTCATTTTTTGCGTTAAGCCAATCTTCACTCCACTTAGTGAAATAACTCATAACAACCTGTTTTTAATTGATCTATGTGGATATTTTTCTAATATTATATTTTTTAATACTTCTACCCTGTTAGTTTCTGGATTAAATATTTGTGATGTATCTGTTATTGTATTGCCTGGTTGATTTGGTAATTGTGTAGGTGATTCAAATAATTGGTCTCCTGACAAAACTGGTAAATTATTTACATTTGGCATACCACCTGTTGCAGCTACTTCTTGTGCTAATGGTCCACCAACTGCATCTATCTGTCCTTGTATATCTGCTGTTTGTCTATAAGGGTCTCCTTCAGCTCTTGGTGGTGCAACTATGTCTGCATATGCACCATCAACTTTCATGTCTGTACTTTTTTTTAAGTTACTTGGTTTTCTTACCACTTATCCTCCTCTGGATTTTCTATTTCAAAACCTAAAGATAAACTTATCCATACACCAGGTATTGGTGTAGGTAAAAACATATTACCTAATGGTACATCTGCTTGTGATATAAAATCTCTTTGTATAACTGGGTCAACATCATCTAATGTTATATTCCAATCTTCTTGATTTATTATATCGTAAAACTTTTTATTAATATCAGGCAACTGGACCACCACCTGCTAATCCTGCTAATACACTGGCTATGTCAGGTTCAGCTACTGGACCTGCTGGTAATCCTTGTGCTTGTTGTTGTGCTAATAACATTTCCTCTTCTGTCATAGCTGGTTCTTCTGGAGTATAAAACTTATCCATAATTTTTGTCATGTTCTGTGGATTTTTTCTAATCTCTATAGCTGCCATTGTAGCTTTAGGATCTCCTTGTGCAGCTTGTGCCATAAGTGATTCAAACAATACTGTCTCTGCTTTTTCCGCAGATATTCTTTGTTGTATCTTAGTTATGTTATCTAAGCCATCCATATTTTCTTGTAATGTTTGTGTATCAATTATGCCCTGTTGTTTTAATTGCAACCCTGTGATAATTTTCTGTGGCTCATCAAACCCTGCCATAACACCATAGACTCTTCTTGTTGTATAATATTCTTTTATGTCAGCAGAAGGTGTGTAGTTTTCTCTATACGCTGTACTATTATGAAAACCAGCTATTGGTTTTCTTGTGTCACCAAATACTACTTCATCATACTCTAATCTTTTTGCATCTAATTCTTCCAATGCATTTGCTAATACAGATTGATATTCTCTAACATGCAGTGATGCAGACTGTCCTAGTTCTTCTAGTCCTCTACCTGTAACAAATGCGTTAGGAGATTGTCCATCATCTGAAACTGGATATGCAGCACCAAGTCGCAAGTGTCGTTCAAGTCTATCTACTTGTTGAAATAATTGGTAAGGTAGATTGTTGACTGGCTTTGACACTTGCGAACCAGGTGTTAAATAGTTAACAGCAAATCTGCCTTTTCTATATTTTCCTGATTCAATCTCACCAATAATATTTGTTTCTGTAAACACTGCATCTTCCATAGCAATAGTTCCAAGTATGTTAATCTTTGCCATATTTGCCATGAGACCTGTAATGTGTTGAAACTGTGATTGCATTTGGTCAAAGCTGTATCTTTTAGCTATAACAAAACATGGACCAGAACTTAATGGGTTAGGCATAAAATCTATAGTTTTTTTATTTTCTGGAAGATATACATATGTACCATCTTCGTTCATGTATTCAACTACAACTTTGCCATGACCTGTAGAGTTAGCCCAACTACCTGATTTATCTGAACCATCTATAATTGCAGAATATGGATTTTGAAATCCATCATTGTTTTCATATGCGTATATGTATGGTTTAGCTTCTGGGTATTGGTCTGCTAATACATTGTGTGGAACTCTAGTAATTATTGCAAGTTCTTTAGGTTGTTGATCGTTACCAAAATATCCTGGATAACAACTAAATGGGTCTCTTAATTCTGCGTATGGATATGCGTTGCCATCTTTATCTCTTTTGTGTTTTACAACCCATACAACAAAACCATAACCTGGCAACCATCTACCAACTTGTGGTAACTGCATATGCAACTTTTGATTCTTGTCATATGCCAATACTATTCGTTCTAGTTTTTCAGATTTTTTCTTTGCTCTTTCTGAATCTTTTTGATTAACTATATCTACTTTTAAATCTGGACTTCTACCTAATTTTTGTGCAAATCTTTCTAATGCGGTTAAAAATAAATTAGGTGCTGGTAATTCGTGATATTCTACATTCATTGTTTTACCAAGTAATGCTTGTACTCCAGCTTCACCACCATTCATTATGTCTCTGATTCTAGCCCTATCAATCATTGAATCTTGATTAATAACTCTTAGGTAATCTATCCTGTCGTATATTTTGTCGCTGTCTAACACTTAGTTAACTCCAATTATCTATATCCATATTACTTGAATTATAGCCTGTAAAACTAGGATTGTATTCATATCCTAACTCTGCAAATTTTTCTTTTTGCATTCTTCTTATAGCTCTCATTGGAAACCAACTAGCCATAACTATGTCTGTTTTTGTACCTACACTTTTGCTTTTGTTTTTAGCAGAAGAGAAGTACACTAACTGACTTGTATATAAGTTTACCTTTTCTTGTGCTTCAAAGCTAAGGTATGGTAAAGAAATTATTTTTTCTTGAAACATAGGTCTCATAGCTGTTACACCATATACTGGGTCAAACTTATTTTTGTAAGTCTCATGTCCTTCCAAAAATATACCATGACTAGATGAAAACTCTCTTATGCTTTTATCTTGTCTAATAGCTTTTTGGAAACCATTTTCTTCTATAACCCAATGTGATAAATTATATTTACCCCACCACTCTTTTATTATTTCTAGTGCTTGTGGAATACCACCACCAAGACTGTTGTTCATATCTACCATATACAATTTGTTTGCATCCATATTATATGCCCACAAAAATGCTGCTTGATAACCTGTAGATGCAGGGTCTAATCCTGCTATTAAACGAATCCCTGATGGTATATGTCCTATGTCTCTTTTTTGGTCTCTACATTCTTCTATCTCTACTCTGTCAAACAAAGCAAGTCCATCTGGCATAGCAACATTAAGATACACCATTTCGTATATAGCTCTACCACCTGTAGTTTCTGCTGCTCTCTTCCTATCCATTAACCATTTGTATGTTCTTTTACCTGTCCACAACATACAGTCACTGTGTTCTGTTTCATCCCAGTCAGGTAATGTACAAGCTGTATCATGTGCTTCTTCTACAATAGTTTTCCAAGATTCATTTTCTAACAAGTGTGAATACAAGTCATCATAGTGTTGCCTAGAACCAATAACGACCATAGCAGTATGTTCCTCTTTACGACTTGACAATGTTGTGGTCCACCAGTTTCTTGTGTTTTCTCTTGATGCTGGTTGCATAGTAGAACTGTGATCTTCAATGTCATCAGCAATAATAATATCGCAGTCTCTTGACAGTATCTTACCACCACGACCAATGCCTACCATTGTCGGTGATTTAATACCTGTAACTGTTCTAGTACCTACAGTAAACTCTGTAGATGACCACGCTTTACCACTTCTGTTTTGTGGTTTAAATTTAGGTCCTGGTCCACATATTTCTTCTATTAATAATTCATTGTTTTCTAATTGATCCATAACAGAACTACAAGAGTTTTTAGCAATATCTTCATTACCACCTACCCACAAAATTCTTATGTTAGGTGTTTTACATATAAGCCACACAACAAAATGTATAAGCAAATCTGTTTTGCCATGTCGTGGTGGTGACAATATCATTTGTTGTTCACCTTTATCTATTGCTTCTAATATTGACTCAATCCATCTAATGTGAAACTCTGGTGTTTCATATGGTACGCCTTGTTCTGTTTCAAAATACCTATCTCTAAAATCTTTAAAATCTTGTAATGATTTTTCTGCAACTTGTGGTATTTCCCAATTTTTTTGTTTTATCTCTGTTTCTGTATCTTCTACCCATGCATTGTATGCCATAGAAACAGAAGCTACAGATGTGTCTAACACTTTAGCTACTTCTGACATAGTTATTTTCTTTTCTAATATTTGTTGTGCGTAACCAGATTCTTTTATGTCAGTATATATTTTTCCTCTACGCTTTCTTACATTGTTTTGACTTGGTATATTAACAACATCATCTTTTTGTTCCCACTCAATACCTTTTGCTTTTGCCCTTTTCTTTTGTTGTGCAATTCTATTTCTACAACGACTACTACAGTATTTACTTGATTTGGGTGGCAAAGGTCGCATACAACCTGCTGCGTAACATATTTTTTTATTTGTCATATTTATTGCACTCTTTATTTTTACAAACTAATTTAGGGTACTCATCATTTTCTCCATACACTAAGGACAAAATTTTTTCACATCTTGGACATGGAACGCCCCAATATCCCATAACTTACTTCTTTTTCTTCCAACCACGCTTCATTTCAGCATAAGCCTTTTTGGATATAGTTGAATTTTTTTTAGACCTAGAAGTACCTGCTTGTTGCCTTCTATGTATGTTTCCAACTAAGCTATTTTTTCCTGAACTATGAGGCATAATATCTCCTTACCACATTTTGCAAGACCAATATCTAGGTGTTGTTTTATCAGTTGCTGTATCACACTTATGTCTTGCTCTAAATGATTTTCGTGCAGCAGCGTTATCTTTTCTTATTTCCATGTTAGGATCTCCAAACATAACTTTTTTTTATTTTGTCGCCATCCTTAACATAAACCTTAAACTTTTTACGACCATGACCAGGTTCACCTTTACTAATCCTAGAAGGACTATCTAACTTAACTGATTTACCTTGATACTCTGCCATAATTAATTATTATCTTTTTGGTTTTCTTCCACCACCATAACTTTTTTTCTTACCTTTTTTTGTCATTGGCATTTTGTACTCCTGTATATATTTCTACCATAGTAACACAAAACTGCACCGAAGTGCAGTCTTGTCGTACAGTGTGTCCAATACTGTTTTATGAAAGAAAATGAATTAACTTAAACCAACCAACACACAAATTGTCTTATGATTTTCAGCTCTTTCTTTTTCTAATCGTGTACCCCTACACGATACCTAAGACTTTCTTAGGTGTAACCAATATAATATTGTAAATAAATTAAGTGTGAAAAAAATTTTTTTTTTATTCTTCTTCAAACTCTTGACATCCAGGACAAACTCCATTTATTAATTCATCTTCCCAGTAAGGGTGGTAACAAACATCACAATCTCTTACAAAAATATCCATAATGTAACTATAGCAAACCCTCTGTTGCCAGAGGGTTGTACTATACAAACAAAGTAAGGAGGGCTTTGAATTATGTCTAGCAACCAGAAGGTTGGATAAAGACTTCAAGCCTTACTTATGAATAAAGTATAGCATCTTGTCAATATATACAAAGAAATTTACAGGGTTTCTGTGTGATTGATCGTAGGCGAAAGGAGGAAACTCCCACTATTACAAAAACCCTGTAATAAAATACTACCACTAAAATTAAAACCTGTTATAGTAAAAACACAAGCAAAGATTCCTTCCTGCTTTTAGAAAAGGATTCTTGACCAAATAACAATAAAGTGGATTAGCAGGACCATGGTAACTAGCGTAATAGGCTATTACTTCACATTGTTAAATGTTACTGATTTTAGTTCATTCTGGTTTTTGGGAGGGAGTGACACAGGGTTAGCTGTACTCTCTATTTATAGTTATTTATATAAATTACTTTATATAAATTACCCTATTACTGTAAACCATACTTTAATACAGTACCCTACTAGATCTAGTACCACAATATATAGTACCCCTTTAACAGCAATCTTTTCTAGGTTACACACAACACAACACAGGGGGTCACATTAAACCCTACCCCTTTTATAACCTACTATATATAGTGGTACAACATATGGTATGTGTTGTTATAGTTTCTATATATGGTATGACTAGATATAGTGTAGAACATTTGTTCTAGTACAGGTACATAATTTAAACTTTTGCAAGAGGGGGATGCGTTGTTTAAACATTCAAAAAAAAATATATAAAACATTTTGCATAAATTCACAAGTGTAGTAATGTAGATATTACAAACAAACATAAGGAGTACAAATGTACATAGTTAAAATACAAACAAGAGTAACAAAGAATGACAGGAATGCTAATAATAAAGTAATCAGAACAAGAATACTAAAACAAAGGCACTTCAGAGAATTCAAAACAAGAACAGATGCAATTGATTATATTGCAGAATTTGAAGCACAACATCCACAAACAAATAAATATGGCAACACTACAGAAATAACAGGAGCTATAGTTTACAGACAAGTGGATGAGTTAGCTATTGAATTTTATAAGGAGGTAACTAAAGATGAACCTATTGGCGATTATATCCCCGAATTAGAAGAAATTGCATATCAAAGAGAACAAAACAGTAAGGAGGTAAGTTAATGGAGTACGATAATTGGCAACACTTTGATAATGGGGATTCTATTATTATTGTAAATGTTTTCGGATCAGAAGAAGCAGAGCCTGGAGTAAATGTTTACATAGCCGATAAAAATAATATAAAAGATAACACAAGTATATATAATGTAATGGTAGAATTACATGAAGAGACAAACAAACATAAGGAGACAAACTAATGGATAAAATAATAAACATACTACAAGAATCAGCGAACTTTATGAACGCGGATGAATTAGCAGAACTAAAAACTAAATTGGTAGATGCTTATTGGCGAACTAAATACAATGAGATGGAAGCACAATTTATTATTGACAGGGATGCAATAGTAGAGGAGTTTAATAAATTAGTGTAACACTCTAGGAGGACTTCTACCTGGAGTCCTCTAGGAGTCTTAGACTCAATACAAACATAAGGAGAAAATATGAAAACAATATACAAAGAACCTAGAGCAACTAAGCCACAAGGTAATGAAGTTCTAGCAGTCAAGCCATTAAATACAACAGGAACTTTAAGAAGGGTAGAAGGTACAAGATACGATTTAATTGTGTCTTATAATACTCCTATCGCTTATGTGGTAGATGTAGAGAATGGCAGCTTCATTAATGAAACTAAGATTATTATGTGTGGTGAATTTTATTCTCATACTACTGCAAAACACAAGAGTTCTATAAGAGACTTGTACGCAGGTTGTGCAATAGGAGAATTTACTTTAGGAGGATACTATAAAAGATCCGAAATAGATGGAGTAGATGTAAGAGGTGGATGGAATGGAGGAACTAACAGTAATTGGTTACACGCCTAACACTCTTCAAGGTTATCAATGTGGTAACCTTGTGGAGTCTTAGACTCAAACAAACAAGGAGGATAAATGAAGTGCGAAGAATGTAAACAACAATATGGGTACATAGATGAAATAAATTTATGCCATCCATGTTATGTAAAGTTATACACAAAGAAGGAGCAAACATGTTAAAACTAGGAGACCCAATTATGCCAGGAGATGACCTGGATGGAGCAACCTTATGCGATTGGTGCAATATGCACTTTAAAGGTGATGGAGATTTGACACGCTGCAACACATGCGAGGAGATATAATTTTTACCTATCCCCTTGGGTAAGGTGCAAGGTCCTGGAATTCTCTTTATGTTAAAACACTCCAGGACCAAGCACTAATTTTTGATCTGAAATAAATGTTATATATAGTTTACATAAGAAGCAAAGAGGATTAGAATTAAGGTAAGGATTACATAGGAGAACGCTATGATATACCAGGTACAAAGTGTCAGTCTCTATGGAGGCAGAATGACATGGGAGTTTACTGACAAGCATGAAGCACAATGCAAGGTCAGAGAACTAAAAGACTTTGGTAGTATGTTTATAGTCAAGTTAGTTGAACTAGACACTGCTACTAAATAAACAAACATAAGAAGCAAAGAAGGAGGAATGAATGCCTAATGCAATAATCAAAGATATATGTAAGACATGCAAGGAGGACCTGGACCAAGAACTAGGTTGTGTAAATTGTTTTTGTATTCAATACTGGAACTTAAACGATAGCAGTATTCCAAGCGACATAAAGCATTTAAGAGAGGTGAAGTAGATGCCTAATATATTTGATGATCCGAAGTCAATTAAGACATGGGCAATTAAATTAGCTAACGCATGTGGAGGACAGAAGGTAGAGAAATCTATTGTACTGACATCATTAAACACAAAGCGATTAGCAGAACTCCTGGATGAATTTGTCCAGGACCATAACGAAAACACAATGAGGATAGCACAAGAGATTGATTTATCTAATGATGAACAACAACTTGCAGACAAAGAGGAAGAGTAATGCCAGAATATACATTAGAACAATTTATAGAACAAGGCAGTTCAATAGATGATTATTGGAATTATTTAGAGGAGGAGTAAATGAAATTATTTGATACTGATTATGTAGTTGTAAATAAAGATACATTAGAACCAGTAGAGAGTTTAGATATTATTTATGGTAAAGATAGTATGCAAGAGGTACTAGAACATGAAGGACCATTATGTGATTCACAGATGTTTATATCTATGACTAAGCTACCTAAGAAAACACAAGATAAATATTTAAAATCAATAATTAAAAACAAGGAGGTAAGTAATGGATAAGTTATTGATGCTGCTTTTATTGTCACTGCCTGTTTATATAATAGGTGCGTGGACTTTGGCAGGATGGTTAGCAGACCACACTAATTACTATTACAGACTATATCAAGAGAATAAAATAAGGAGACAATATGACATTCCAAATAATTGATGGTGTTAGATTTGTTAATGGAGTTCAGATGGATGTGGAAACTATACCACAACAAGAGATAGAAGAGTCATTAGCAACACTAACAATAGAGATAGAGAACAAAAAACAAGCACTAGATAGATTACTAGATCAGAGAGATGAGGTAATTGTACATGCATTTAAGAATGGATTTAGTGCAATACAACTAGGCAAACTATTAAATCTAACTAGACAACGCATATACGAAGTGGTCAAGTTAGCACATACAAAAGAACAAGAGGAGGAATAATGGCTAAATTTAATTTAGATAATTACGAAACAGTAGAAGATAGATTAAAACAATATTGGAAGGATAATCCACAGGGAAGAATAAATACATTGATAGCACACATAACTGAAGATGGTACATGTGTAACTATTCAAGCAGAAGTATTTAAACATGAGGATGATGCAAGACCAGTAGCTACAGGTATAGCACAAGAAACTAAAGGACAAGGTGGATTTGCTAACGCTGATGCTTGGATGGAAAATTGTGAGACATCTGCAATAGGTAGAGCATTGGCTAACTGGAAGTATCAAGGTAGCACAAAGCCAAGACCTAGCAGAGAAGAGATGTCTAAGGTCCAGGTAGAAAAGAAACCAGTTAAGAAACCTACAAAGCAAGAACAAGAAGCTATGAACAAAGTGGTTGATGAGATGGTAGCTGAACCAAAGACTGCGACTGCTGATGTAGGTAAGCAACTTAATCAATTACTTGAAGGTATGATACCTGATGAAAAGTTAAGACAAGAAATTAAAACTAAAGCATACAATGAGCTTGTTGATTTGCAAGTTGCTTCACCAGATATTAATAACTGGACCAAAGAGAACATGGATGTCTTTATGACTAGAGCAGAAGATATGTTTGATATGCAATTAGGTATTGATAATAAACTTACACCAAGTAATGATTCTGATTTAGTAGAAGAAGTATTCGGTGAAGTTGCTGCATCAGTTGTGAGGACTTGCCCAGAATGTAATAGCCCAGACTGGATAGAGGACAACAGGGAGAAAAAAGCAAGTGATGAACGATTTGCAAAGATACCATCATGGAGTTGTAGCACATACCAAGGTAATCAAGGTTGTGGTTGGACTGCATGGGGAGATACTGATTGTCCAACAGAGTGGCTATAGATGATGGTATATCAATTAATGTGGAGAAACTTAAAGCTAAGTTGCAGGAAAAATATCCTAACCACAACTTTGATATACCACCACCACCAGATACTAAATGCAAACAACAAGTAGGATGTAATCGTTTAAACAACATTACATATTCAGACAAGGAAGGAAACATATATTGTGGTAGAAGATACAAACAAACAAAAGAAGGAAACATTTATCATTGGGAATACAGAGAGTGCCACGCACTCCTCAAACCAGGAGAGCAAGGAGGAGATCAACAAGAAATCCCCTTCTAACTATGGCTTTGATGGTTTGTTACATATATTTAATTCACAAGAAATAGATACGAATGATTGGATAATAGAACCTATTGATAAAGAACGAGGTGGTATGAACATAGTATTACCAAATGTTGAAGGTCAAATATATCTTACCTGGTTAGACATGTACCAAGTTGATGTAACTTTTGTACATACCAAGAAAAAATATAATGAGTTAGTTACATTACCTACATTAATAGTTCTAATTGATTCTATGGAAGAACAAAGACAAAGAACAGTAGGAGTTATAAGAGATATGCTGAAGGATGCTTTTAGTGGCGAGTAAATATACAGACTCATATGAATCCAGGAACAGTGGGGATGACATGGCAGACTTAGCTATGCAAAAATACCTAGCTGATACAGGATCGGTAGAGTTTAAAGATTACTTACGCATAGGCACTGACCCTAAAGTTAATAAGCTAGATTTGTTTTGGTATGCAACAGAGATACTGCTTCTGCCAGATTACATAGTAGTAAGAGATGAGTTAATTTATTTTGTAGAAGTTAAAGGCACAAATAAAGTTAAAGCAGCAGACTATTACAAGATACAAGAGATGAACTGGAAGGGAAGCAAGTACAAGCAAGTGCGTATTGGTGTTATGTATTTTGCAAACATGAACGCAGAACCTAAATGGTTTAGTGCAGAGAAACTATTTGATATGTGGAAAGACCCTAGGTTTGAAACTAAATATTATCCAGAGTTAGACTTCAAAGGTAATAAGAAACCATATAAGGAGTTACCATTTTAAAGTGGTTGGTAGTTATCCCATCCCTTATCACTTATTGTAAATGTCAACACACCTGGATGACTCCATAAACCAGTTCGTTCTGTAAAGTCTATACTCTTATCTATTGAAGGTGCTTGAAACCAGGTCCTATCACCTTGTTGCTTCATACGAAGATGATGATAGTGTGCAGTAACTAATATCTCTGCATCTCCAGGTGGCAAGAAACCATACATCTGACCCTTCCACCAGTTTTCTATTTTATTTTCTGGATTGCCACCACCACCAGTCATGTGACCATGGGTAAAGCTAACCTTCTTACCTTTTATAATTAATGTCTGATGGAAGCCAGAAGGAATGTTCACTTCTACTTTACTGTATCGTTCCTTATTAGCAGACATAATCTCTTCACATATTTGTAAGTGCATAGTATCAGAGTTATCTAATCTATTAGTAGCAACTTGACCTTTACTGGTCCTAGTCATCTCACCATGATTACCAGGCACACCTGCCAGTATCAATTTAGGTGCATGTGGTAGGAATGTGTCAATGGTTTTCATAATCATAGACCTAGCTAATGCGTATTGCTCAATCAGTGTGAGAGTAACATTGTGTGGTTGGCTTTCGTAAAAATGCGGTGTACAGTTTTCTGTAAGGTCACCTAAACCTACCATGTATATTTCATCTATCTCTACACCTAACTTGCGTAAGTCTTTTATTTTATTTACACCATCTTGCAAAGCCCTATCATATCTTTTAATAGTATTCTCTACTCCATAGTCACGCTTACCGAGCTGCCAGTCACTCATGAACCACATGAACGCTGTATCACCTGCATTAAATTTTTTAGTAACAGGTGGTTTTCTCTTTGCTTGTTTAAATAATTCCTGGAAATACTTGTCATGTCCAGGTCTTTTCTTTTTAACGATACCCTTAAACGCATAAAAGGTTTCTGTTCTACCACCTTTAAGTTGTACATTCCAACTAGATGCACGAACTGAACCTTCTATTTCATAATGTTTAGGGTCA